CTGTTTACGGTAAAAAGCCAAAAGGTAGGTTTATTAGAGAAAAGGTAATTGATAGGTTAATTAATTAAACAAAAACTTAACACCTCATTTAATGGGGTGTTTTTTTTTATCTTTATGTTATGAAGTTTTACAACACAGGGAGCAATAACGAGTCTTTAGATTCTACAGCACGCGAAAACGAAGCTATAGGAATTTTAGACTATGGAAAGAACAACGCTTTTCCAGCTTCATTATTAGATAACATTCAGAACAGTCATATTACAAAAAGGTGTATTGATGTAATTAATAAGTTTATTGTAGGGGATGGTTTTGAAGACCCCTCTTTAAATGATGTTATTATTAACTCAGACGGTCAAACACTAGGAGAACTACACCAGTCTCTATCAATGGATTTGGCATATTTTGAGGGTATTTATACTAATGCTAAATATAACCAAAAGTTTGAAACTACCGAATACTTCCATTTACCTTTTGAAAATACTAGATTAGGTATTTATAACGAGATAGGAAAGATAACAGAGATTAAGTATAACAATAGTTGGGGTCAAAAATGGTCTACAGACTATAACGAAGACACGGTAAATTATAAAATATTTAATGGTTTAGAAGACGTTGTAGCTGGTCAGATAGCCCAATACGGGGCATCTTATAAAGGTCAGGTGTTGTATTCTCACGTACAACGTCCACAAATGAGATTCTACCCAGTTCCACAGTACTATAGTGCTGAAAATTGGATTAAGGTTGATTCTAAAATAGGGAACTTTCATGTTAATAATATTGATAATAACTTTTTATTATCTGTACTAATGAAGGTTGTTGGAGACCCTACAGAGGAGGTTATGAAGCTTAAAAAGGATACTGCTACGGGTCGTTTTATTCCTACCTCAACTGGCAAGATGAAAGGAGATGTTTTTAATTCTGAAATGTCTAATAACTTTTCTGGTAGTTCTAAAGGTGGCGGTATTATGGTGGCTTGGGCAAAAGCTAAAGAGCAATTCCCAGAATTAGAAAGTTTTCCTAATAATACTAATCACGATTTATTTATAAGCCTTCAAAACCTTGTGACTGATAACCTAGCAATTGCAACAGGTGTTCCAAGAATATTGGCAAACATCGCAACCGCTGGTAAATTAGGTGATACTAACGCGATTACAGAAGCGGTTACTTATATGCAAGGTAACGTACAGACACAGCAAAGCCTTTTAGAAGACCATTATAAGAAACTATTTAAAAACTCTGCTATTCCAGAATTAAAGGGTAAAACTCCAACTATTAAAAGATTTAGTTATGACATTGCTAATAACTCTACAGGACTTCAAGAATAGAGTTAAAATCTCTGATAAGTTAGAGGATAAAGATATTAACCCATCTATTATATACGCACAAGAGATGCATTTAGAAGCTCTTTTGTGTGGTTTATATGATACTATTATAAGCCAAAAAGTAAACTGCTCTGTAGAAAGTAGAATAACGTATCTTTTAGATAAATACATAACTCCTTATTTAGTGTATGTAGCTTATAGTGATTATCTAACAGCTCATAACATACAAGGAACTAGACAGGGATTAGTAGAGATTAACGGAGATAACGCAACAGGAGCAGATATAAAGCGAATAGGTGACATTTCAAGAGCTACAGACTCAAAAGCACAAGCGTACGAAGAAAAGATAAGAAGCTTTTTAAAAGACAACAACACATATCCTGAATACGATTGTAAGTGTAATGAAGATGATGCTTTATATGGGTTTAGTTTCTCATATATAGGAAAAGATTTAAACGAAAACCCATTATTTGAATGATAGATATTAAAAAGAACTCGATAAATAAAATATCTATTGACATAGATCAATATGAATATTATTTAATTGAATTTACTAGTGATAGTAACTGTGAAAGTGTAACGGCTATTTTTAGTAATTCTGGTTTTAATTGTGATTACCCTATAATACAAATAGAAGAAACCGTAACAGCTAACGTTAATGTTTTATTAGGTAAGATTAACCTTCCTTATTTAGGTTTTTGGAGTGCTAATATATATGGTAATATTGATGGTGTTAATTTAGATACTGGTTTAGCTACTTTTTTAATTGAAGAAGATGTAAGAGTATATAGGGGAGCTCAAGAAGAAGGGGTAGATAATAATAATTATTTAATAGCAGCAAATAATTTATCTGATGTTGATGATGTAACAGATTCACAAGATAATTTAAACGTTTATGATAAAGATGATGTTTACACAAAAACAGAATCAGAAACATCGGTAAAGTCACAAATACCAAATTTGACTACTAATGGGTTCGTTCAAACAACTAACTCGGATGGTACATTAATTTCTTCATATTCTATTGATGGTGCAACGGCTAATAGTGGTGATGGTGTAAAATATTCAACCAAACCTTCAACATACACGAATGATACATTAACAGATGTAAAATATCATTTACTTTCTGATGATGAAGAAACAGCGTCCTTTACTTTAGGTGCTAATTCTGATAATAAAAGAATAAAATACAACTCTATTTCACTGGGTGTATGTACCGTTTCGGTTGGGTCGTGTAAAATAGGGGGTGTAGTTTATTTTAAACAAACAAACACTGGTAAATTAAATTTTACAAATGGCGCTGGGGTTGATCCTATAGAAGATAGTGGTATAATCGGGACTAGTGCTTTAAATGATTATACTGCCTTAGTAAGGGAAGAAGATAACGGGGGAAATGAAGTGTACACTATTGTATAATGAGTTTATTTAAAGCTATAATATCAAAATCCCACAAAAATAGGGAGTATATAACAAAGACATCTTCCACAAATGTAGATTATTTGAGAGGTAGTAAAGCGGTAGCAATCAGCGACCCTATTATTATTAATTGTGTTCTTGATATAACTAATGCGACCGTGCCTATTTATTTATTAAGTAATTTAGGCTTTTCGCTTAGGGCAATAATAAGTAATAGTTCAGGGAAAATAATAGTGCTTGATAGTTTATCTTTTATAGATATAATTATAGGCGGTGTATCTTACCCTGTGGGAACAGATTTGAGACCTTTCGATGGGGAGGTTATCACGTTTTCATTTCAGAGTACAATAGCTACAAACATAACTACTATAATGCTAAGGGATGGGGGCGTGACTCCAGCGGACGCCTTAGTGTATGATATGACTTTGGGCAGTGAGTATTTTAGTTTGAATGATCAAAACGGTATAAATACAGTAGGAGACTTAGGTACTATATTCACTCGTGAAACGGATAACGCGGGAGGATTGAATTATATAAATAATAATATGATAATAAGATTATGAGTGATTCTATATTTTTAATAGTATATGATATGTCTGCTACTATTTCAGATAAAAACACCGATGCAATAAATAAAAGTGAGGGAACTAATTATCCTTACGGTGCTACTTATCAAATGCTTTATGATAGCAGGAATAAATACAGGGGAAGAATGAGAGTTTTAAACGGATCTGATGTGTGGGTGTTGCCGTATATTGCAGGGCGTGTATCCATAGATAAAGAAAGTGAAGCTATTAAAGAATATACAGAGTCAGAATATAAGGATATACTATTAAGCTTTGACGATGTTTAAACCATATAACAACCCTTTAAAGCCTCAGTATTTCTACGAAGTTACTGAGAATGTAAATTTCAAAACTGATCTGCTAAAAGGTATTTACTTCTCTAACGAGTGGCTTTATATTAATAATGGGGAGGTGACAGTATCAAAGGGGTATGTATTCAATGGTGCTTCTCCTCGTTGGGAGTGGTTCGGTTGTGAATGGGGGACGCCACAAGGTAGAGGGCTTTGTGGAATGAGAGGGTTTTGTGTTCATGATGCTTTGTATCAATTTCATAAAGAAATAGGGATATCTAAAAGAATTGCAGATTTAATACAATTAGAGATTCATAAAAAAGATAACTTTAAGCCTCGAAAATTATACTATTATATTTTAAGGATTGTAAATATATGCTAAACTTTATTAAAGAAAACTTTATATTATTAGATGCTGAAGTTTTAGCTTTAGAGGCTTTAGCTTTAGTTGGGGATTATGTTGGAGATGGGAATTTTAACTATATGTATATATTAGGTCTTATTTATGCTATCGCTAGACTTTATTTTTATATTAAAAACCAGATTCTAACCGAAAAGATAAACAAGCAAAAACTTAAAAGTTGGGAGATATTAAACGATAAAGATTTCAAAACTAATTTAGGCTCTAAAAAAGTAGACGAACTTAAAAAATTATATAAATATGAAGACTAGGTTTATTGATAAGATAATAATTCATTGTGCAGATACTAGAGTAGATCAAAAATTCACATCTAAAGATATAGATAGATGGCATAAAGAACGAGGTTGGAGCGAAATTGGTTATCATTATGTTATTTTATTAGATGGCACAATAGAAAAAGGGAGAGATATAAATAAGATAGGAGCGCATTGTAAAGGATATAATAAAAAATCTATAGGCATTTGTTTTATGGGTGGTAAAAAAGCCGATAATAGTGAGTGGGATAAACCAACGAAGGAACAAATAAAAAGCTTTAAAAAGTTAGATGTTGAGTTGAGTAAAAAATACCCCAACATAACTATTCATGGTCATTATGAGTACAGCTCTAAAAGTTGCCCTAATTTTGATATATGTAAATTATATGAATAATGGATAAGATAATAAAGATGTTTGGTAATATTCAAGGCAGCCCAAAGACTACTATTTTTGGTGGTATAGTTGTTTTGTTTAGCGGTTTTTTGTTTTTAACTAGCGATGATAGTATAACAACTAATTCAATCGAGTTTGTTTTGTTTGCTATTGGTGTTTATTTCTTTTTTAAAACAGATCATGAAGACCCTAAGGCTTAGTTTTATATTAGTGTTGTTTTTGTTTTCTTGCTCAAAAGAAGTAAGGGTTAAAAAACGTGCGCTAAGAAAAATAGAACAAGCTAAAAGATTAGCCCCAGAACTTTTTGCAGTTGACACAATTAAAATTATTGACACGATTGTATTTGAAAGATTTACTATTGATACTGTATCTACTTTTTACTATCATGATACCATTACTGTTGTTAATAATGATCGTTTACTTTTAAAGTATTTCTACGACACTCTAAGACAAGAGATATACCACGAAGCACAATGTAAAGATGTTGAAAAGATAATTGAACACAGAGTACCTATTGAAGTAATAAGGGGCTTAAACCTTTGGGAGCAGATAAGATTTAATGTTTTACCCTTGATACTTTTATTAATTGTGTTCATAGGTTTGATTTACGTTTTCAGGCGTTAATATCCTTATTTAGAATCATTCTAAAATATAAACTTTTAGTATTTCTTTTGATTTATTGTTGTTATATATAAACTTTTTTGTATATTTACATAAGCAAAAAAAACAATATGAAAGCAGAAGTAATAGATAGAAAATTTAATATGGACTTTGACCACATAGACGGTAAGGTAACTTTGGTTTATAACATAGAAATGATTGGACATAGCGCAACACGAAGAATAAACAACCCTTCAAAGTACTTGTATAATTCTTTATTATCTAAGTGCCAAGAAGCTTTAGATATGCGTTTTAACTTAATGGAAGATCACGTAGGATTAACTTTAATAATAGATTAATATGAATTTAAAAGACTTAAAAAAAGAACTCCCTTATAAATGGAGGGTACAGAGTGCTAATCAATGGGGCGCTCAATGTGTTGCTTATATAGATTCAAGAGATGTACAGGATTTATTAGATGATGTTTGTGGCGCTGAAAATTGGCAAGTATCATATAGTCAAAACAAAAACAACCTATTTGCAACCATATCTATTTTTATAGATGGTAAGTGGGTTAATAAATCAGATTGTGGCACAGAGTCAAATATTGAAAAACAAAAAGGAGAGGCTAGTGATGCTTTTAAAAGGGCTGCTGTTATGTGGGGGGTTGGTCGTTTTCTATATTCTTTGCCTATTCAAAAATTACCTGTAAAAGAAAAGAATGGTAAATTTATCCCTTTCTCGGAAGGTAAGCAAAAATTTGTTACATCTGGCTCTGACATATCTATTTGGTGTAATGCTTTAATATCAAAAAAATGAGTGAAGAAGTTGATAGTGGAATTAGACCTCATACCATATACGCAGTAATGAGCGAAGACACTTATTGGAAGATTCCTAAAAGTGTACGTGATGAAATAAGGGATTTAAGCAGAGAACCAGACGACTATGAAGAACTAAAAAAAGATGAATTATTTTGTTCTCTATATAAGAACTCTAGAAAAGCAAAGAAAGAATTAAACGATTATAAATTTAAAATTAGAAATAAATGAATAATGCAGCGGTAGAAATACTAATAAGAGAATTAGATTCTTTACTTTATAAAGTTGAAACTTTAAAGGATGGTAACTTAAAAGAGTACATGAATATAAAGGTGGAAGAGATAAGAAACGCAATAACTTTAATAAATAATAAATAATATGAGTGAATTAAAATTAATAGGCAAGATTAAAACAATTTTAGATAAACAATCTGGAACATCTAAGGCTGGAAAAGAGTGGGTTAAACAAAGTTTTGTTATATCTAATAACGATGGTTACGAAGGTAGGGAACAAATATTTTGTTTTGAATTATTTGGAGAAGAAAAAGTATCTAAATTTAACGAGCATAACAGTGTAGGTAAAGAGGTAGAAGTATCTTTTAATATCAAATGTAACGAATGGACTAAAGATGGTAAAACAAGCTATTTTACTTCGTTAGATGCGTGGAAAGTATTTAATGTTTCTCAGGGCTCAACCAGCCAAGAGTCAGCAATAGACGACACGGATGATTTACCATTTTAATTATGAAAGATAAATCTACACATCCTTATTTTGGTTTGTTTAGCATAATCAAAAAACTAGATAAAAAGTATTCTGATCAGATTGTAAAGTATTCTCTAATTAAGGAGAATGCTTTACTTTTAAAAGAGGCATCAAGAAACAAAAATAGAGTGTTATCTTTAGAAAAGTATTTACATGAAAGAGGCAAAAGAAAATAGTATATTTTGGGTGTTAATGCTCGTTGGAGTTTTAGCAATTTATAGCAAGGTAAAAGAGATCAATGAAAAACAACATAACATTTATATCAAGCAGTCGAGACGCTAAAGAGTATTTTAACGCTTTGTCAAAACAGTCCGAATCATATAGTAAAAAAAAGGCTAATGTTAGTCTTTATAAGTTAGGTTTTACTTTAGACGAAATAAGAATAAAAGAAAGAGTTTATTCTACACCTATACACTTTAGTGAAAGAGGTTCTTATAGTAAAACGTATTATAAAAACGTTGAGTATTGTTTTAATTATTTAAAGGGGTTTTGTGATATGTTTAACCTTTCTTTTAAAGAATTTAAAACAATGCCAAAAACAAGAGAAAACCAAGATTATAGAATGGCTTTTGTTTGGTGCGCTAATAGAAAGGGTTTTGATAAATTTGTTATATCTGAAGTTATTTATAAACATAAAAAAACAATAGATTACTATATGAATAAAATGAATCATTATAGATACGCAGATAATCTAACTAAAAAGACAAGTGAAGTTTTCCAAATAGCTAACAAGTATGAAAAAGTTTAAAGATCACCCAAATTACTACATGGAAGAAGATACTGTCTTTAGAATAAATCATACTAAAAATGGTAGAAACTACAGACAGTTGAAACTAAAAGTTACATACAGAAACAGAGACAGGAAAAACGAAATAAAAGGTTACTACCTCGACAGTAAATTTTATTCATTAAAAAGGTTGAAAGACATAGCGTTATGAGTAAAAGAATACGTTTAACAAAATACGAGGTAAAAGCGTTAGGATTAGAGTGGAGGGAGGGGGATGGTTCTAGTAATCCTAAATACAGACTAAAAAAAGATAAAGTAAACGAACTCTATAAAATACGAGGGGTAGAAAAAGGTGCTAAGGTTTTAATATTTGATATTGAAACTGCTCCCAGTGTTGGTTACATATGGGGTAAATGGCAACAGAATATAAATGATTGTCAGCTTATTAATGAATGGTTTATGCTAACATGGTCTGCTAAATGGTTATTCCATGACGAAGTATTAAACGCTAAGTTAACAGGGAAAGAAGCGTTAAAACAAAACGATAAACGTATAGCTAAATCTATATGGAAGTTATTGGATGAAGCTGATATCATTATAGGTCATAACATTAAAAAGTTTGATCTTAAAAAGCTTAACGCTAGGTTTCTTTTACATGGTTTAGGTACTCCGAGTTCATTCGAGTTAATTGATACGCTCTTACACGCTCGTAAATCGTTTAGCGTACACTCTAACAAATTAGATTACTTAGCGCAGATATTAGGCGTAGGTTCTAAAGTTAATCATGATGGCTTTAGTATGTGGGATAAATGTTACAAAGGAGATGAAGAAGCATTAGCTAAAATGGCTGAATACAATAATGGTGATATTTTAATTAATGAATCTGTTTATTTAGAAATAAGACCATTTATTAAACCTCATCCTAATTTAGGGCTGTATATTGGTGATGATATAGAAAGGTGCCCTAGTTGTGGTAGTGATGATTTAAAGATTACTGGTGATTATTATACAACGACCAACAGCTATCCTGAGTTAACTTGTAGTAATTGTGGTAGCAACTCCAGAAGTAGGAAAGCAAATAAAAGAGGTCCAGGTGTTTTAAGTAGTTTACCAAGATGATAAAGAAAAGCAAGGATAAAGCGGATAGATATTTTTCAAAGTTTATCCGTAAACGCGATGAAGACAAGCCATGTGTTACGTGTAATAAATACGTTATCACTAAAGATTGTGGACACTTCATTTCAAGGCGTTTTGAAAGCACTAGGTTTGACGAGAAAAATTCACATGGTCAATGTCAAAAATGCAACAGATTTGAATATGGTAATCAGTTTGAGCATGGAATAAAAATAGATGAGATGTATGGCGTTGGCACTGCTAAACAATTACATATTAAATCAAAAATGTTATGCAAAAGAAACAAGTTTGATTATGAAGAAATAGCAACTTATTACAGAGAAAAAATAAAAAAAATATAATGTCTGATATTACAATGTGTGAAGGGATTGAATGTCCTATTAAAAAAGACTGTTATAGATTTACCGCTATACCTAATAAATATATGCAGTCTGTTTCCCTAAATTCTCCTTACGATAAGGATAAAAAAAAGTGTGAATTTAAAATAGAAAACGATGAGAGATGATGATTTTAAAGAAATAGTTTTGATTACTTTAATTAGTAATTTATTCTTAATTGGCGTTATAATAGTAAAGTGTTTAGTATGAAGCAATTAAAAAGTCTGGTTATAGAGTTTAGTTTGAACGAATCTGAGTACAGCTCTTTTAAAGAGATAATCAACAAAATAACTAATAATAAAAATGGTTTTAAAGTAAGCAACCTAAACAGTGATGAATTAGAAATATTTAATAATTTAAAAGATGAAATATGTTGTTTGATTTGTCAAAGCCTATAGATAACAAAAGCTTTAGGGATTACGCTAATTTTTTAATTAGTAAAGAATACAAGGTAAGTCTACAAAAGATAGTACCTAAAAGAACTATTCAACAGAATAAATATCTCCATGTTTGTATATCTATTTTCGCTATTGAATTTGGTTATACTTTGGAAGAGGCTAAGACTCTTTTAAAAAGATTGTGTGACTTTATGAGGTATGAAAAGAATGGCAACAAGTTTCTAAAGAAGACAGGTCTTTTAGATAGCAATGATTTAACTAAATTCATTGAGTGGATACGTAACTACGCTGGTATGAATGGTTTATATATTCCAACTTCAGAAGAGTATATATCTAATAGGTTTGAAATTGATAGAGAGATAGAAAAAAGCAAACAATATTTATAGTATTGTTTGCTTTTGTGATTTTATAAAATGATATTGCAATGTGTTACAAAGTTTATATATATAAATATTTAATAAATGGAAAGGCAAGTAGTAGTTAAGGTTGACAACCCTATAGAGGATGGAAGTGGTAAGCTATCTTATTATTTAAAAGAGAGAAACCTATTAAAGGTTTTAGATGTTTTTAAAGACAAGGGTAAATATTACAATAACATTATATATAGAATAAGAGATTTAAGTAGATTGTTTTTAGATAAACATATAAGCTATTTAGAAAGTAACGGACTAGATGAGTACATGAAAAAATATCACACTAGAGATCATAAAAAAATGAATAAATAAATACTTTCTATACTAGGATTTAACTATTAAGCCTAGACAATGACTAGTATAGAATTAAAAAGCAAGTGGGAAAGGTTCTCACTTGCTTATTATATTTTAATATTGTATATTGCATTATATTTAATGAATCAGGGTAGGAGCTAATTCTTTAAATACGGTTTAACTCTAAACCTTAAAGCCTCAAACAACTCCTACTGTTTGGGGCTTTTTTATTTTAAAAGTTTACGGTAATCTTAAAACCGTTAGAATTATGAGTAATATAAAAATAAGGTTTTGTGAATCATTAGAATACACAAACATACCTTCAGAGCTAGAAGTTTTTGCCAATGGAGAAAACGGCATAACTTTTTTCACCTATTCGGATAATGTTTTAGTAAGTGTTGTTTCTTTTGATAAATCAACAGCTATTAAATTCTCTAAAGAATTAAGAAAACAAATAAACATTTTGAATCATGGCAAGTAATAAAAAAGGTTTTGTTTTATATGCAGACCAAAAAGATTTGTTTGAACAATTATCTAACGAAAAAGCTGGTGAATTAATTAAACATATTTTTGCTTATGTAAACGATGAAGACCCTGAAACAGATGATTTATTTATTAAGCTAGCCTTTACCCCTATTAAGCAACAACTTAAAAGGGATTTAGAAAAATGGAGTCAAACAAAAAAAGGAAGATCTAAAGCTGGTAAAGCAAGTGCAGAAGCAAGAGCCAACAAAAAGCAACAAGAGTCAATAAATTCAACAAATGTTAAATTTGTTCAACAAAGCTCAACAAAGCTCAACAAAGCTCAACAAAGCTCAACAAATCCAACTGTTAATGTTAATGTTAATGTAAATGATAATGTAAATGGAATAAATAAAGATAAAAAAGAAATTTTCACCAAATGGTTAAACTATAGAAAGGAAATCAAAAAAGGCGTAACGGTTAATTCAACTATTAATAGTTTAATTGAAAAATTTAATAGTACTTCGGTTAGTAAATGTGAATGGGTGGTTAATCAATCTATACAAAATAATTATACGGGGTTATTTTGGGACAACTACAAAGAATCTAACAACCCTAGTAAATCTAACTTTGCAAA